ACGGCCATGGGCTGGTGCTCGCCGCCGTGTCCCTGGACCATCGCGCAGGGCAGCCCGTTCGGCCGTCCGTAGCAGCGGCCCTTGCAGTCGCCGGGGTGGCCTGACCCCTGCACGCAGGGCTCCCCGTCGACGTACTTGCGGCACATCGTGTCGGAGTTGTGCATCGCGCGGCTTTCCTCGGCGTGCGCCAGGATCTCCTCGGCCGTGTGCGCCTCTTCCGCGGAACGGGCCTCTTCGGTGCCGTCGCCGACGAAGGTCCAGTTGCGCAGGGCGACGGCCGCGTCGTCAACCATCTGGCTGTCGCGGGCCTCGGGCGCGACTTCAGCGGGGACGGACGGCCGGTCAGTACGGCGGAAGAAGCGGCTCGCCTGCCCGGCCTCCAGCATGCTGCGGACCTCGGCGGGCTCGGCGTCGACCCACATGGCGAGGGACTCGATGGCGCCGGTCATGTTGCGGGCGACGACACTGGTGTCCCGGTAGGCCGGGTCGAGGACGGGCGCGGTGTCCAGCAGGGCGACGTTGTGCAGGGACCGCAGCGGCAGGCCGAAGTCAGAGACGCCCCACTCGTCGTCGGTACCGGGCACGGCACAGCGGAACGCGAAGGAGCTGTAGCGGACGTCCCGGCGCTTGATGAGCTCGATGACGTCGCTGCGGTGGTCCGGCGGGATGACGTCGTAGGTAAGGCCGCGCTCGTCGATGCCCAGCTGGAGGGTGCCGCCGCCCGTGGTGCCCAGCACCATGTCGTCCTTGTGGTTGTACCGGCAGACGACGTCCTGCCAGCCGGCGTCCCGGGCCTCGTTGAAGGCAGTTGGCATGACCCGCTCGACGAAGCCACCCATCCGGCGGGACAGCTTCTCGAACGCCGCGGCGTAGCCGGTAATGTGCGGCTGGCTGTCGCCGATGCTGCGGATCTCCGGGACGTCAGCGAGGAAACGGACCTCGGGGTACATCGACTCGAAAGAGCGGCCGGTGCCGGAGCTGGCGTCATCGTGCTCAACGCCCATCCGCTTAGCCGCGGCGAGGATCTTCCCCTTCGCCTCGGCACCAAACCGGGCACCCTGGCCGATCCGGGCGAGCGCGTTCCGCACGTGAGCGGCGTCGTGAATCGGGAAGTGGCGCTTACTGCCGGGAACGGTCTTGCCGTTGACCTTCTTGCCGCCCGGCTCAATGTAACCGAAGGCGCTGTCGGGAAGGTTGTCCCGGGCGCTGCTGCTTAGCACAGCCATTTCAGCTGGTTCCCTTCTCAGACAGCGCAGACTGCGCCACTTCTACTGAACAGGTTAGGTACCTGCTACCTGACGTGCAACGTTTCACTTCTTGTGCCCGTTCGCAGAAAGAACCACTTCGCGGAGGTCACTGCGTCCGGGTACCCACGGGGCGAGCATGTGCGAGGCCGGAACGTACTCGTCGGGCTCAGCCGCCGCGATCCGGTTGGCCCGCTCGGCGATGCTGTTGTAAAGGTGCCGGGCCAGCTCGCGCATCTCGTAGTCGGCGCTCATGTCCCGCTGCACGCTGATCAGCGAGGCGAGGAACGACGCCGGGTCCTGCGTGATGGGCAGCGGGGCATTCGGCATGCCGATCGGCACCTGCCCGGCGGGCGGCTGCGGGCCCGTCACCCCGGAAGCGGCCGGACCGCTGCCGAAGTTGCTGTTCGACCCGGCTCCGTGCCCGATGCCGCTGCCCTGCCCGAACTCGCCGTTGGTGGTACGTCCCGGGCCGCTGCCGCCGCCCTGCCCGGCCGCGGGAGGTGCCGCCTGCGGGAGCTTGCCCTGGCTGATCATCGTCTTCTCCAGCTTGATCAGCCGGTCGGCGGCGACGTCCATCTCCAGCACGACGGACTTGAGGAAGCTCTTGGGGATTGCCCCGGCCCTGGTGCCCATGGCGTTCATGGTGGTGAGCGGCAGTTCCTCGGAGCCGACGCCGGACGGCAGCGGGGGCAGGTCTTCTAGCTCGCGGATCTCGTCGGCGGTCCGGATGCCGATGTTCCGCATGGTCTGGTAGCTGTTCATCCGCGCCTCGATGTCGGTCTTCAGCAGCGCGTCGGTCCAGAAGCGGGTGAACCGGTTGCGGGGCAGCAAGTCGAAGAAGCTCTGCTCGAACCGGACCAGCCAGGGGCGGAGCGCCTCGATGATCTGGAGGGTGGACTGCTCGGCCGTCGCGTAGGTGAGGCTGTCGCCGCGGGTGCCGCCGAGCCGTTCAGCCGGGAGGTTGAGGATCGCGGCGACCTGCGTCGCGTTCAGCTGCATCGCCTCGATGAACTGCGCTTCCGACGGCGGGACGGTGACCGGCTTGTAGTCCCAGTCCCGGCCGTAGACCAGGGGCTCGCGGCGACGGAGGCTCTTGACCAGCTCGGCCCGGATCTCCGCGGCCTGCGCGGCGTTCACTTCCATCTCGGCATTCTGGAAGGTGCCGGGCGGGAAGCCGCCTGCCTGGTACCAGTCGGTGCCGAACCGCTGCGCCTCCTGGCCGGCGCTGATGGTCAGCGCGAAGTTCCGCATCGGCGAGATCGCCTCGATACGGCCGGGCAGGGTGATGCCGCGGACGTGGAAGACCTCGGCGTCGGGCCCGAACCACTGCACCTCGCGGCCGTAGACGAAGACCCGGGCGCGCAGCGGGTTGGCAGTCTGCACGTCCTGCGGTTCCGAGACGTAGACGTCCTCCGGCGGAATCCACTCGATGCCGGTCGGGAACCCGTAGCCGTCCTTGCCGGTGATGTACCCCCAGGCGTTGCCCTGGAGCAGCACCGACACCATCGCCTGTGCCATCCAGTCGAAGTAGGTGCCGATAACGGACGGCTTGTCGAAGATGGTGGGACCGCCCCACAGCCGGTGCTTGGGGAAACCGTCCGGCCCGTTGAAGCTCTGGTAGACCCGCAGGGGAAGAGAGGCCGCATTGTCCGCGAGCAGCTTGACGCCGGCGTACAGGGCAGGCAGCCCCATTGCCTCGTTCGGGCCGTAGAACTGCCGCGTCGGGTGAACAGGGCCGCCGGTGTCGAACCGCCAGAAAGGCGAGGTCCAGGGACGTTAATCGCCACGGCACCCCACCGATAACACGCTGCTCTTCCGCACTCGCGCGGATGTTATCAATCAGGCCCACGGCCAAACCACCCCCCGCCGCGCTGAACGTTCCACCAGAGACGCCTTCCACAAGGTCGTCCCTAGCTCCGCGTGCGGCCGTAGGGTCCTTTGACCAGGCTACAGGCCCGTGATATACGGGGCTACTGCGCTGGCGCGGGCTTGCGTACTTCTACCGGGACCCTGGCGCCCTGCCGGTACCCGTAGCGGACGGCGAGCGCGATGAACGCGACGGACTTCGCCGAGTAGAACCAGGTGCGGCCGATGACCCAGCCGATCGCGGTGAAGAGGGCGAGGACAACCGTGGCGAGGACCTTGGACGGGGGATTGTCCGTAGCGATCTGGTCGGCCTGGTCGGTGAGCAGGTCGACGATCGTGGCCCGTTCCAGGGTGCTCGCGGTCATGTCAACAAGCTACACCAGATACCGAGAGCCCCTCCAGACCTAGTCCGGAAGGGCCCTTTTCGGCGAAACATTAGCCCAGGCCGAAACCTGGCTGTTATCGTCGGCTGTTACGACCGCCCGACGGGGGCGTACCGGCAAGTCTTTCCCCGCTGCGCGGTACCAATCAACAAGCCAAGGATATACATGCTGTCCAGGGTTTCTATCCCTCTTTCGGCATCCTCACGGGTTGTCCTGACGGGCTTGTCAGGCCTGCTCGTGCTCGGTGCCGCGCTGGTTTTCCTCCTCGGGCGCTCACCCGCTTCCGCAGCTGTCATCCAGCCGGGTTCCCCTGCGGTGCACGCGCAAACCAGCAGCCGCCTTTCCGTACAGGCACCCGTGCGCCCGGTCCTGTACGACCACCACGCCTGGCACATGCTGCACGAGGCACATGAGGCTTACCTGCGCGCGATGGCCCGGCAGCAGTACCGGCCCGTCACCGTCGCCGCGGTCGCCCGGCCCGCAGAGGCGTCCTACTCCGGTGGCGGCTTCCAGTCGTGCGTGATCTCCCGGGAATCCGGCGGCAACCCGGACGCGCAGAACCCGGTGAGCACCGCCAGCGGGCTGTACGGCTTCCTGGACACCACCTGGACAGCTGTCACCGGGCTTCCGGGACCGGCCCGCGATTACAGCGTCGCCCAGCAGGACGCGGCATTCGAGAAGCTGTACGCCGAGGCAGGCACTTCACCCTGGGGTGCCTACGATGGCTGCTGACCTGATTGCCGCGTGCATGATCGCCGTCGCGGCCGGCCTGCTGTTCATCGTCGGGGCCAGCTTCTTCGTCAGGTACCGGGAGAAGGCAGCGGACGCGCACTTCCGGGTGCAGTGGGAGCAAGAGGTCGCCGGCACGACCATGCCCCCGTGGGACGGGCTGACTTATGACTGGCCGGAAACCGGCGTCGCGCAGTTCCTCGCGGGCAAGGCGGCAACCTCCGAGTTCCCGGTGTACCGAGAGCCGGACTTCAACTTGTTCCCCGTTCCCGTCAGCAGCATCTCCGGCCCGTTCCGGATGCTCGCCCCGGCCCAGGAAACGGGAGCGGCGATCAGCGACATGGTCGCGCGCACCGACGCGTTCATCGCGACGCTGGGATGCCGGTGACCCGGGCAACCGCGGTCCTGCTGATCTTCGCGTCCCTGCTCGTCACGGCCGTCGGCCTGTCCGTGGCACCGGCAGACGCGGCAACGGCAAGCCCCGGTCAGCAGCTCCTGGCCGCGGCGGAAACCCGCACTGGTGACTGGTACAGCTACGGCAGCGCCGGGCCGGCGACGTTCGACTGCTCGGGCCTAGTTGAATGGGCTGCGCACGAAGTCGGGATCAGCCTGCCGCGGGACACCTTCGAGATGCTGGACAGCAGCCTGCTCGTCCCGGTCTCGAACCCGGTCGCCGGGGACCTGGCTTTCTACGGCACCGGGCACGTGGAGATCGTCGCTCCCGGGCACGATGTCACGTTCGGCGCACTGCAAGCCGGCACCCGGATCGGCTTCCATCAGTGGAACGCGTACTGGCACCCGACGGAGTACTTCGCAGTCCGGTAGAACTAAACGTGGCCCCCTGCTCCTCACTAGGGCAGGGGGCCTCTTCTTACCCGATCGATGCCATCAGGTCATAGCTGCGCCGGTCCCGGTTGAGGATGTAAGCGGCAAGGGTGGCACTGGTAACCGGCGTGATGTCAGACTCGCTGTCCCGCCGGGACCAGGCCTTGCCGCCGTCACCGACCACCCGGGTCGCCGCCGTCGCCACCGCGTGCCAGAGGGTAGGGGCGCCCGCCTGCCCGAAGTGCCAGAACGCTTCCCCGCGTACTCCCTGGAGCAGCCAGGCGAACGCGGCGGCCTCCTCCGCGGTACCGACCGCGACGCACCGCTCGCGCCACAGCTTCTCGCCGTCGGGAATCAGCGCCGCGGCGGGCCCGCTCTTGGGAATGACCATGGCGAGCGGCTGGCGCTTCTTGTACAGCTGGGCGGCCTTCTCCATCAGCCAGTCGCTGCCCTGCCGGGAGCAGCCTTTCGGGATCTCCAGCACGATCTTCTTGCTCGGGTGGTCCCAGGCGGCGCTGATGGTGGCCGACCGGCCGTCCTCGTCGATGTCGAGCGCGAACACGATCGGCTGCACCGGGAACCCCGCCTGTTCCTGGGTGACGGCGAGCTTCGCCCAGGCGATCTCGTTGATCACCGCCCAGGGTGCCTCCGGCTGCGGCCACGCCCCGACGCCCAGCCGCTCGCGGTCGAACTTGAACGGCGGCATGTTCGCCATCTCGGTGTTCCGGGTAAACCGCTCACTGATCCGGTACCCGTAACCGGGGTTGGCCTTCGCCCAGCTGCGCGGGTCATCCCGGTCATCGTGCTTGCCACAGGTAATGAAGTAGTTCGTCTCGCGGCCGGCGATCTCGTCGCGGGGACAGGCGTCGTTGTGCGGGTCGATGCTCCACTCGGCGCCGCACAGGTCCTTAGTGTCCTTAACGACCCGGCTGCGCACGGAGCCGAACTGCGCACTGTCCTCGTCACCCGCGGAGCCCATGTACCAGATCTGCGGGTTGGGCCGGGCGGACATGGTCGGCAGGGACGCGGCGATCTGGTCCTCGGACAGGATCATCGCCTCGTCGTACACCAGGCAGTTCTTGACGTTGATCCAGTCTTCGAGGACGAAGTTCTCCGTCTCCGGCACGGTAGCACAGAAGGTTTCCTCTTCTACGCCAGTCGGCTCGGCCTTTACCACGGTCCAGCCAAGGCGCTCGTTCCGGTTCCGGGCTTCCTGTGCAGCGTCGTACCGCTCCCGGTGCTCCGCAATGAGGAAGAACTCCGGGCGCAGGGTAGAGCCGACGAACTGCATGTCGTAAAGCAGAGAAGGCTCGCCGTAACCTTCGCGCTCCTGCTCGCGTATCCCGTACGTGCCGATTCCAAGCACCGCTGCAAGCTGCTGCACAAACTGAAGATTCTCTTCCCGCGCAGAAGACAGGACCGCAAGCCCGCTCTTGTCTACGCAGCCGTCAGCAGCGAAGTAGCCGGCAAGCCAGCCGTAAAGATACGGGACAGACTCCGTCAGGGCGGGCTTGTCCTTGAAGAACAGCGGGAGGTCGGGCACGCGAACACCGGGAACCCCTCCGGCGCTAGCGGTAGGCGACTGACGGCTAGCCGCGAAGTACCGCAGCAGCTGGGCGTCTTTCTCGCCGTACAGCCTGACCTCGCACCCGCTGGACGTGCGCGTCCCGTCTCCGAAGGTAACCCCATGAGCAATTCCGAACGGACTCGGCACCGAGTTCTTCAGCCGGGACTTGGGCAGCCGCCAGGCGAGCTTGTGCCCCGGAATCAGGTTCTCCGTCGTCACCACACGGTCCGGCTTGTCCCGGCGGCTGTCCCGCACCAGCCACCGGTGGTTGTCCGTGGCCCGGATCACCTTGACGCTCCCGTTCCGCTTCAGCGTGACCGCCCACAGTTTCTTCACCCCGAACGAGCGGATCTCCGCTTCACGCCAGGTTCCCCCATACCCTGACCCGGCGTACGTCAGCACCTCCTGTACGGTGCCCGCCGTTTCTGCCAGGGTCTTCACACCGTCGCGTGTCCAGTAGCGCGTGTCCCCGGAGAAGCAGTCGCAGCTGAAACCACGGCCTGCGCCCTTCGACCGGGCAAGGAACCGCAGCCGTCCCGCGACCCGCCGGGTGACCTGCTTGCGGCCGGGACCGAAGATCAGGGTCGGCTGCGGGAACAGCTCGATCGCTTCCTCGCCGTGGCTGCCCGCGATCCGCTTCACCCGCTTGCGCAGCGCCGGATGGTCGTCGAAGACAGCCTTCACCCGGCGGAAGTGCTCGGCGGACGTCTTGAACTCGTGCGCCGTGTGGATGACCAGTTCCTCGCCGAGCACGAACAGCCCGCCGAGCTCGCGGATCTCCAGGATGGTGCCCTTGCCGTTCTGCCGGGACACGATCAGCCCGACGTCGGACGCAGCCCAGGTGGCGTCAGGCAGCACGCCGAGCGCGTTAGTCAGGAACCAGCTCTGCCACGGGTCAGGCTCGTACCCGGCCGCGTCCGCCGCCCAGGCGAGCACGTCAAGTGCCTGCGTGTCACCGCAGCCGGTGCCCGCCGGGTACTCGCCCGCCTGGAGCGCGCAGGCACGGCAGCCCTCGACCGGGTGAACATGCCGCGGCGGGCACGTCCAGAACCGGGGGCGCTGGCTGCCGTACAGCTTCTCCTGAACAAGGCTGTCCACATGCTGATACTACGGAAGTGCTACAAACGCGGGCGTCGTGTCAATGGGTTCCGTGTCAAGCATGGCCCGCGTTCGCTATTCAGTCACGCTCACGCCGTCCGACTCCGAAGACGAAGTACGCGAACAGCGCGATGAACAGCCCCCAGGTAAAGAAGTGCGCGAGCACCTCGACAACTGCCGGAGCCGTCACCACCTGAAACAAGCCGTCGACGAAGACCGCGAGAAAGAAGCTGCCCAGGACCGCGAGGGCCTTCCACAAGACCCGCGTCAGGCGACCTGGTGCACTGACTCGCCGAGCAGCTGGCAGAACGGGCACGGCACGCTGTCGCAGTCGGGCGCGTGCAGCACCAGCTCGTCATCACGCGAGCCCGCGGCGCAGGTACACACCGGGTCGCGGTTGTAAACGTAGCTGCCGGACACCCACTCCTCACCGTCGCAGACCGCGCAGTGGTACCGGGATGAATCCTTGAACGTCATGTCCTGCTCCTTACTTCTTGGGCGCCTGGCAGAGGTAGCACGGGAAGTCGTGACCGTCTCGTTCGGTGTCAGCACAGCCGCAGTGATCACAGCAGGGGAACATTCCCTGAATCGTGCCCATGTCAGCCTCCCTGACAGCTGCGGCACGGGCTGCTGTGGCTGCGCACGGTCTTCTGCACTTCCGGGCAGTCGCAGTGATCGCAGCAGTCGTAGTAAACGTGCACGACCGGCTTGTCGTTACTCACGAGCCCGGTAACCACGCGGGGCACGCCGTTATTCCGGAGCCTAGAATCCCCCGTGCTCCCGGGCGCGGCGCTCCCGCTTACGGCGGGCATCCTCAGTCTCGTCGTCGTCCTCAGCCGCGGGGTACGCGTCCTGAAGAGTCAGCAGCCCGATGCGCAGCTCCTTGGTGTACTGGGTCCGCTCGCGCGGAGGAACGTCCCCGGCATCCAGGTCACGCGACAGCCCGAGCATCGACTGCGCCAGGATGCCCTCACTCGCCTCCATCGGGAGCTTCGCCAGCTCCTTCATCACCGCGGTCTCGTGCTCGCCGACATCGGTCGGGAGGTTGTCCGCGAGCAGCCCGCAGTCATGGCACAGGTACACGCCGGCGCTCTTCGCGTACACCTCGTCCCCGGCCGCGATCGGCTTCGGGCAGTGCGCGCACCGGCCGTTCCGCTTCGCCTCGAACCAGTGGCCCATTAGTACCTGTCCCAGAGCGCACTGTGCCGGTCGTTACGGGTACGCGCCTCAGGTTCCCGGCCCGACGCAATCGCCGTCGCCGCCTTGTGCCTGTTCATCCGCACCCGGGGCACGCGGTAGTTCTTCTTGAAGTTCGGCCCGTTATGGCTGCCGTAATGCTTGCAGCCTTTCGAGGAGTTATCACTTCGCGCCATCAGGACACCTCCGCAGGCAGGTGAACGCCCTGAAACCAGCTATCGCACGCGAAGACATCCTCGTACGCGAAGGCATCATCGTCTTCTGTACCTGCCAGCCGCCACGCGCCAGGAATGCCCTCCTCGTACACGATGCCTTTTCCGCAGTACCAGCAGGTCTCCATCAAAGCCACCGCCTTCCGGCAGCACCGCATCAGTTATCCGGGGTCTTCCGGTACCGCAGCCGCAGCCGGCCGGGCGCGACAGCCCGCATCAGCGTGGTCGCCAGCTCGCTGTTGTCGACCTTGCTGCCGTGCAGCGCAGACAGGCTGTCCAGCAGGTCCCGCAGCTCCTTGTGCCCGGGAGACAGCTGAGCGTCCCGCGCGGCAGCTTCCGCCTCAGAGCCAGCCGACCACCAGTCGTAGGCGTCTGTTCCCAGTTCCGGAACCTGGCCCGTGTACTTACCCATAAGAGGAGTCTAAGCCGGTCACGCCTTCAGCTTCCGGGTGAACGCCTCCCACGCCGCCGCCGGGAACTCCAGGGTGACGCCATCGCGGTCCGTCGTGTCCCGCACCCCGATCACGTTGTCCGTGTGCCCCGCCTCCACGCACTCACCACCGGGCAGGCTGAAGCTCGCCTTCCGCCAGCTGCCGAGCTCAACGCAATTACCCGCATCGTGCCCCATGCTGTAGCTCGCCTTACGCCAGCTGCCTAGCTCAACGCACGCGCCGTTACCGCTGCTGTAGCTCGCCTTCCGCCAGTTGCTCATGGAAACATCGTAAGCTAACTCCTGTAACCGCGGCCCGGAACCCGGGAGCCGGTCATGTGACGTCGACAGAAAGGCTCACCATGACCCGCACCTCCGGCAAGTACGGCCGCCGTTCCCCGAAGCGCGCCCCCGCCCCCCAATTGCGGAACTACCTGACCGGCGTCGTTCCCGTCGTTCCGCCCGGTGAGGACTACATCGCGGCGCTGAACGGCGGCTGGCAGATGCTCGGCAATGACCAGGCCGGTGACTGCGTCGCGGTTACCTGGGCGAACGAGCGCCGCCTTGTCTCCGCCACGCTCGGCACCGCCAGTTACCCGACACAGGCGCAAGTCTGGACGTTCTACCAGACGCAGAACCCGGCCTTCAATCCCAGCGGCGGCACCGCAACCGGACCTGGCATGGACATCCAGACCGCGATCGAGGACCTGATCGCCAGCGGCGGCCCGGACGGGATCAAGGCAGTCAGCTACGCCGCGGTCAACTACAAGGACCCCGCCGAGGTCAAGGCGGCGATCGCGCTTTTCGGCTGCGTGTGGACCGGCATCAACGTCCTCGATATCAATCAAACAGAATTCAGCGAAGGCCAGCCGTGGGACTACAGCCCGTCCAGCCCGGTCGACGGCGGGCACAGCATCCTCACCGCCGGGTACGGCACCCCTGGAGCAGCTCAGCTCGGCGGTGACGAGCGATTCGTTACCTGGGCGCAGGAAACCAGCTTCACCGACGCGTTCTGGGCCAACGAGGTCGAAGAGTGCTGGGTCGTCATCTGGCCCGAGCACCTGCTCAGTAAAGAGTTCCTCGCCGGGGTGAATATCCAGCAACTCGCCGCGGACTACCAGGAAATCACCGGAAACCCGTTCCCCGCCGCGATTACCCCGCCGAAGCCCGCCCCCGTGCCGGCTCCGGCGCCCGTTCCCGCGCCCCCGGCGCCCGAGAACCTGGTCACCGAGCTGGTCGACGGCTTCGAGAAGGTCATCACCTGGCTGAAGAGCCTCGTCTGAGCTAGGCTGAGGCCTCCAGTAGCCACGGGGGTACCCCGCAGTGAAAACCCCGCCGTTGCCCGACTGCGACGGCGGGGTTTCCTTGCCAGGCTGTCAACCCCAGGAAACTACCGGAAAGCAGCCAGGTCCCGCTGAAACTCCGGGAAACTCTCCGAATCCGGCGGAAGGTCCTGCGGCCCCGATGGCGAGTCAGCAGTCCTCGCGCACGGTGACCAGCGCTGATTCCCGCCCCAGGCCCAGGCGCACCAGCAGTAGCCGGGATGACGTTCATCGTGCACCCAGGTAGGTTAGCGTTACCTAAGCAGGCGTGACCTCAACCTCTTTGCCGTTCTCGTCGAAGTAGTACCGTCCGTAGGGACAGTAGCCGCCGTGGCCTCCCGGGTAGATCGCACCGCAAGCAGGGCACCCTTTTCCGTCAGAAGCCGGAAAATACGGCAGGCCGAGGAGCATTACGCCCCCGTGACCGCCGCGGCTCTCAATTGCACTCACACATGCCTCCTTCGAGCGATACTCGGCTTAATGGCAACGTGCACCTCTGCGAACGCGTCCTTTTCAAGATCCCAGCGACCGAGGCGTGCCATGGCCTTGTGCCGCACCCATCGCGGGGCCCCGTCGCAGTAGCAGGCCAGCGGGCCCATACCCCAGAGCTCCCCGCGGCACTTCTGGCACTTCGCGGAAAAGCAGTAACCATACTTGCAGGTGCCCTCGTCGTAGACCTTCCACTTGATGCTCGCAGCACTGTCCGGGCAAACGCAGTTGCCCCCGTTACGGCGAACGATCTTCGGCGTGCGTGCCATCACTCAGCCAGAGCGCGAGCAGTTCGCCGAAGCAGCCGAACGACATCCGCCGAATAATCTTCGGCGTGCGTGCTGTCAAGCTGCATCCCGCTTCCTTTGCCCCAGCTGTGCCTGCACGTAGAGCTGTAATGCCCTTCCCACGAACGGTGTCCTATGGCCTTCGTACAACTACCTCGGCCGCATACTGCGCACTCATCGTCGCACATGACGCAACTATAGCACTAGAAATCGCCTGTAACAGATTCTATTTTTTGCTGTCTTCTCCGAACAAAATTCAAAAAGAGGGGGGTTTTCCGAATCGGGGAGAGAGGTCGGTCAC